ATAACCGCCAGTACATAATCAGCCTGTTTTTGCAAATACTCCGCACGCTCTCCGCCGGAAATATCAATGCCTAAGTCAAGCGTTACAAGCCCGGCTGTCACGTCATTGATGTACCCAGCAAAGTTGATACTCTCTATGTCGTCGTCCGGGTCTAACCACGGCGACTTTCCGGCTGTGATATTGTAATATTTATTTATCGCCGATTCCATAACAGAAGAAAGCTGTATATCCGCCTGAAACCGCTCCTCTATCTCTTTCCTGAACAATCTATTCCACACCGCCTTTATCCATGTTATCAGCCCCACTTTCTTCACTCCTTAACAATTACTTCTTGCAAGCCGTGTATGCCTTGTCAACGTCCATACACGCTGTTTGTCATATCCCATAGCACCGAGAATCTTCACGAACTTATACCGACGTGACACAGGAAAGTGAAATTTTTCTTTGATTTCTTCAATAACCAATTTTGCCATGTCAACAAAATCATTTATGACATCTAAGATTTTCTTCCATGCCTGTGCTGCTTTTTCAGCAGCTTTGTTTATTGCATAAATTCCAACATTTACATTGTTGCGTATGCACCTTTTCCATTCAATCACAGATATTCCCAAGCCTCTGATTTTCTTCGCCTGTTCTTCGGTTAATGCCATGTACATAACTTACCTCCTATACAATCCACCTATTCAACTGCCTTGCCACCGTCCAGATATAATACCGTATCAAATCCATGTGGTGATCGTTTTCTTTTATCACTTCATCCTTTGGTTTATCGTCGTCCCATGCGTACTGTTGGAACTCTTTTAATGTTTCCGTACAGCTATCATGGATTTTCAATATCCCATAATTCAGATACTTTGTTACTTCCTGTATGCCGTTCAGTACGTCATTGTTTGCACCTTTTACGATATATTTACCGTATTTTTTGATAGTCTCAATAAATCCAGCGGCAGAAGGGTCAACAACAATATATTCTATCGGCAAATCGCCTATAAGCGTTTCCAACTTGCTGTAATATCCCTCATTATCCAGCCTGTCCCTATCTCTGCCGGAATAGTGCAGTTCTTTAATCATTGTGCTGCTGCGCCCGTCAAAATCGAATATACCAACCGCGAATGGATTGACTGTACCATAGTCGATAGACACATAGTATTGATGTCCTCGCTTGTATTCCACTTCTCCGCCGACAACATTCTTTTCCCGACTGAACATCGGATATACAAGCCCCTCTGCAAGCGCCCATTCGCCCAGAATGTACCGTTTATAATATACAGACCCCTCATACTCTTTGCAGAGGTTCTCAACAAACTTTTTATCCAAAAACGGGTTATCAAAGATAGTATACTTCTGGCAGTAAATATCAAAATCGCTATCCAGAAACTCCTTTAACCAGTGGTTCGGCCCTTGTGGGTTTAATGCCCCGTCAAAACAGCTATACGGCTTGTCCAGACGGGATTTAAGCATTTCAAATACTTCTTCGTTCCAGTCCGCCACTTCGTCGCCATATACATATTTAATGGAACTACCACGTAACTTTGATACCTGACTGACTTTCTCCGCGCCCAAACAATAAACACGCTCTCCGAACAGATAACAAATATTCTGACTGTTTATCTCTCCCACAAGGTCAGTTCCCCAGATGTTCCGCATAGGCTCTAAGATATTACGCTCTATGGTAGATTTTGTTACTCCCAAAATTACCGCAAGTCCCGGCTTTCCGATTCTCGCACGTATACGTTTAGGAATAACACACAATGTATCAATATATGTTTTCCCGCTTCGGGTCGCTCCAGTCTTAAAGCACCATCTTCTGTTTGCATTGTCAAGGTATTCTCTTTGCATTTTGCTAATCGGCATATTTAAACCTCAACCCAGAAGTATGTTTTCTTGCACCTCGGCAAACATCACTTATTTTAAATTGATTAGCCCCAGTATCCTCTGCGGCACTTTTTATTGTGTCATATACTTTTCCGGTATTTATGCAAATAACACATTTAGCATGAGGATTATCCTTTCCAGAAAGTTTTCCTCTCCTGTTTTTGCTCATTTTCTTTCTTGATTCATCAGTAATTCGATAACGGTATGATTCACGCATTTTTTCTTTAGTTTCTTCTGAATGTTTCCTGCCAAACCAAGATGAATTTTCTCCTGAAATTTTCATTCTGCTTTCTTCGTTCCAGTGTTTACCTTTTGCAGGAGATTCACGCCCTTTAAGGGAAGCGCTTATTCTTTGTTTGGTTTCTTTTGAATGTTTCATTCCATTTGCGCTTTCGCCGCCTTTTGAAGCATTGTATCCATACTTTGAATTTGAAGAATTATATAATTCTATAAGTTCAATTTCTTTTTCCTTTGCTTCTTCTTCGGTTAATTTTTCAAACAGAATTTCATGAATGAAATTATTCCACCCATATTTTGATATAGCATTATAGAACGGTTGTCCATAATACCCATTCCCATTCTCCCATCTATCCTCGGGTTTTCTGGATGTAATACCGATATATACCTTTCCATTTATTTTATTTGTGTGCTTATATACCGTATATCCCATTAGATAACACCGCCTATCTCTTTCAACACTTCGTCCAACTTCGTAAGAGCGTCTTTCTTTCCATCGTCTGACTTGTCATATCGTTTCATTAATTCCCTACCTGCCGCAAGTCTATCAGAAAGAGCTGCGTCCATATCAAACTGGTCTTTTATTTCTCCACGCAGGACAGAAGAATAAAACTCTAGCACCTCTTTTACATCTGCTATGCGGGAATTATCAATCTGTTTCTGGCGTTCTTCTATATAGGCTAAAATGTTAAGTTTTGATAAGTTTTGGGCCCCTATTTCTTTTGCTGTTTTTTCAGAATATCCCGCTTTCTTTGCCGCCTCCGTAGCATTTCCACATTTCAGGTATTCATCCGCAAAGGCTTTTTGCTTCGGTGTGAGTTTCATTTACCCACCGTCCTTACAATTCCATTTATATATTCTTGGGCAACCAAAGGAGCATGTGCCAATCAAAGTTGACGTTAATATTTGAGTTTTGCAAGCAGGATTCTTGCAAAACCATGCACTATCATATTTGCACCTTGTTCCTTTTTCGCCATTTCCTTTGCAGCTTATCTTTTCATTCATTCTCTCACCGCCTGCCATATATCATTTAAACAGTTCACAATTTCTATCTGAGACGCACTCCGCAGTATCTCATAGTCCTTTTCTTTCCATTCGTCACGCTGATTCTTCTGCAATACCCGTGTACTGAGGATATATATAGTTATCATGCGTTTCTGCTCTGCGCTGTAAAATTGCGTTGTGCCTATCTTAATAACCAGATTCTTCTGCAAAATTGCACGTTGTAGCCTTCGCATGATACTATTCAGATTCAAAAAATCACCCCGCACACGGTATTCTTAATTATATTTTACCGCATGTGGGGTGGTTTCGTTGTACCCATATTTTACTCAAAATTCATTTCTTTTAATTTCTGTATTTCTGCTTCCAGCTTTCTAATTTGTTCTTCTCTGAACTTTTTCAGTTTTTCGGCGTCATATTTTAGGCTATAAGTCAAGGGCTTTCCGTTACATACCATGTATCTATCATACGTCTCTATCGTCTTCCTCCGGTATCCCTGGAAATCCTTCCGCTGCATCGGAATATTGCCCATGCGGTCATATCCAATTCCAGTTGTAAGATTAAGAAAGAGGTATGGGGCAATTTCCGGGTATACTTCCTGCGCTGCCTGAAGGATAAGCTGCTGATCGTATCTGGTAGCAGAGCGACAGTACGACAATATTTTTTCTGCATCATGACTGGAAATTCCATAATCATTAAGGTATGTTTCTCTTACACTCATTCAACCCCACCTTTCTCGACAATCTCTATCGCCCTTGTATATGCATTCATTTCTCCGAAAGCGTCCTCATCATCAAATTTACTCCAATACTCTCTTGAAACTTCTGCAAGGTTCTTCAATTCCTTAATCACCTTTTTCTTGTCAAAAGTTGTCTCGACTTCTTCTAAAATCACAGAAATATCATCATCAAGAGTGCCGTCTTCTCTTGTATGCCTGTCTGCAGCAGCTATAACCGCTTTCCGGCTGATTAAATCATCACTCATTCTTGACCTCCCGTATATACTCCCTGTATCTTTCAATCTCATTCGCAATGCTGTTCAAAATTGGAATTATCAAATCTAGGTCTTCAATTTTCCCAGTCTCATAATTCTTAATTCTCTGATCTCCCAACTGCTCTACATATTCCCATATAGCGCTTTCGTGTTCCAGACAGTCATCATAGATTCTTGCTTTCGTACTACTCATTCTGTTCACTCTCCTGTCCTGCCCGGCGGTTCCACCCATCAACTGCAAGTTTTATTTCTTTCAAAAGGCTATCGAATGATTCATTGTCCAATTCAATTTTGTGATGTTTTTCTAAGCCACATTTCGAGTTATTGCACCTAACTCTGAGGTCATATATTTCTGTTAAACAATTTCTCCCTATATGCTTAAATTCTGAAAAAACTTCTTTCCCACATATCGGGCAAGGCTCCAATCTGATTTCTCCCATCTCACACCTCCTGTAATATCTCTGTGTTGTCTATCGCATTTCCCTCTTTCGGCAACTCACGCCAGTTCTTGCGCTTTGCCTTAAATAAAATTTCTCTGCTCATTCACATTACCTTTTCTTTCTTCCTCATTCTAATCTCTCATTTGCAAAGTTTCTGCCCACACCATTTACAATTTCCTGCGAATAAATCTGTATCGTCCAAACTACTACCACACTCAGGACACCCATATTTTTCACCCAATGCTCCACATATATCTATTACTTTTTCCGGATTCTGACGCTCTCTCGCCTCCCGGCACTCTTCCACGGTTCCGATCTCCCGGTACTGCTGGATTTCTTTGAGTGCCAAGATTGCTATTCCGTCTGCAAGATAGGTGAAGTAATTATCTTTGTTCAATGCCTTTACAACTTCAAGAGTCATGTTTTCACCTGTTGTTGGGTCAAAAAGTATCATCTCTCGGTCAAATTCTAATTGCTGTATCGCTTCTTTCTCTGTCATTCTTCTGCACCGTCCTTTTCTGTTCTCTCATATCCATTCCAGCCATGTTCAGGACCACATGAATGAACACAATAATACTCACTATCTGAATCGCAATTATCGCACCTACCGCAATCGGGTTCTTCATCGTCTGCTGTGAATACCATATAACCGTTTCGCTTTATCATTTTTCTACACCGTCCTCTCCTGCTCGTTTATTCCATGCTTCTGCTGCTCTTCTGCTTCTTTGATCGTCCGGTCAAGCTTATACTCCATCATCGGCTCCACATCATCCTCAATCCCTAGCAAATATTCCACCTGCGGAGCCACATTCTTTACGTCCGCGATCTCTTCGATCACTGGACGCTTGTCTCCTGTCAATGCATACTTGCTCAATGCCTGAACCAGCTCGCCGCACTCCTCTGCCAGCTTCCAAAGCTGCTTTTCCTGGTAGTGGTCTGCGATCTGGCGAAGCTTCTGCTGCCGTTCATCAATCATATTCTCAATTTCTATCATTTTTCACTCTCCTTAAGGCCCGTATATCTTCATTAATTTTTTATATCGATCATCCATTTTCATTTTGGACACCTTTTCCGCTCTCTCGCACATTTCTGTCATGGTCTTTTTGCCATCGTTGTAATCGCACATATATTGATTAGCAAGCGAAAATACTTTGTCCAGTCGATCGTGTCCGAAACTATATAGCTTGTTAAGAGCTAAGATAAAACAGATACCGTTGCAAGCATTCGACCAATTCTGAGCATCCCTAAATCCCGCTTCAAACCCTTCACTAAAGCTTTTCTTCTCAAGCTCTTCTAGTTGTTGTCGTGTAGCTGCTAGTTCCCTACCAAAATACTGCGCAGCCACATTGGAGTACGGCGGACGGAATTTCGCTTCTTTTGATTTTCTTTTCAGTTTGCTGCTCACATAGAACCCCTCCTCGCTTTTTCCTCTAAGAACCGTGTTACTGCAACGCATATGAGTTTACATAACTCGCCACCTTCCCTATCATACAGATCATGGAGATCATTCACTAAACCTTCCCAATACTCATCACTATTTTCAGGTTCATAATATTTTTTGATAATGTTTTATATCCCCGTCATGACCCTTGACTCTTTTATTTGATCTTCTTTTAATATTTTCATCTCTTCTCCCCTGGTGATTACTTGTTACGTTGGTTACATTACTTCCCTATATTTACCCTTTTATATATATATTGTTTTATACTTATATACTATTTTTTAGTAACCTAGTAACCATAGTAGTAAAAAATCCAGTATTTATAAGGGTTTGAGGGCGTTACTATCTATGGTTACTTTATGTTACGAAAAATGAGATAGTAACAATATTTTCAGATATTACCTCGTCAATCGAATATAACCTCTGAATCTTCTGGAAGTTTAACGAATCCTTCTTCCTTCTTTACATAACAAATCTGTGTACCATACTCTCCACATCTGCTTCTTCCACCACTGGATGTACGCAACCTTTCCCATCCTTTGATGGAGTTTGTCATAATATTATGTAGTTCGTTAGATTCATATCTTGCTGGCTTTTTACCTTCATATCCAAGTGCTTTTTCGTAAATCATCGCTACGCATACTTTATCTTCCTCCGTATTATCAAGCCACTCTTGGATAATTCCTATTCGAACATCCTCTTCCATATATTCTGATTGCTTATCTTCTACGAATTGCTGCAAATCATCAGGCAAGACCAAAGATGGATGTTCGTCCGCTTTCTTAAATATGTCCATAGCTTCACCCCAGGCATTTTCAAAGTCCTCTTGCACCTCACTTGGATTGTTAAACATGGATTTTTTAACAAATTCCTTGCGCGTTACAATTGGGAGAAATCTTCTGTTTCCGGTCCGGTCGGTCAAAAAATGGTCATTGTTTGTTGTTCCTGCAAACACACACACCCTTGGCCTTTGCTCCGTCCGCCTCCCGTAAGGTGGGCGATACGTATCCACTGTAGATGTTAAAAACGCTTTAATACTCTCCACCTCTTTTGCTTTTTTAGTGGCAAGCAGTTCCGCAAGCTCAACCATCCACATTCCACGCAGCTTTTCTGGAGCCTTATCACCCTCGATGGTGTTAAAATTGTCATTGTACCAGGCATTGTTCATGGCCAGTAATCGCAAAAACGTACTCTTTCCAATTCCCTGCTTACCGACAAATACAGGCATATAGTCAAACTTACATCCAGGGTAAAACGCTCTGCTGATCGCCCCAAGCATAAACAATTTCATACATTCGTAATTATATTTACTGTCCTCCGCACCTAAATAATCTGGGAGAAGCCTTCGAATATGACCATGCTCCTTATCCCATTTATGCTCGTAAATATCTTCCAGCATATCCTTTACTGGATTGAATTTATTACGATTCACGACAATATTTAGAGCCTCCATGGTCTTTTCCATGCTGCACAGCCCATATTTAGCCTCTATGTACGACTTGAGGTTGCTATCATCAGAGTTTGTCCATTCACGATACATTTTTTGGTGCTCCCATGGAAGTGATCCACATACAAACGGAGAGTATGATAGCTCATTATATTTGATATGCCCCCAGAGTTTCTCGTCATATTCTATGGCTTCACAGGTATTCTCTATTGTTTTTTTGATGTATCCCTTGTCTGTCGTTACAAATACAGGTTGCCTCCATCCTTGCGTCGCTACTCCATCATCATCAATATGTATTGGCTTTCCCTTTTCATATCGTAGGGCGCTATTCACTAAAGTACGTACTTCTTTTTCACTCAATGGCGGATTGCATTTGCTTTCATTTTCAGCCATTGTTGCCACAAACACGGCACTGTCAGAAGCTCCCTTGGACTGCATCATGCAGGCAAAGCGAAAAATTAAATCATTTCTCTCTCCATGATTGACGATATCTGGCATCGAGAATCTTTCTCCATTGGAATTGATCCCTGTCTCTAAAAAATATCTAACATTGTTGTTAGCTTCAGATAGATCGTATTCTTCTGGGTCATACTCCCATTCATAGCGATTCCCATTGCTGTGTATAGATGGAGGGGCAACTACATAGCCGCCCTCTCCTCTCACGTCTACGCCGTCTATAATACCAGCCCGGTTCCGAACTTCTGCATCACTTCGGAAGTACAAATGATATCCGCCTCTCCCGGTAATCGCCGTCCAGGTGTCAGGGAAATATCCATTTTCTCTTTGCCAATCTTCCAAGGTGTGGTATCCATCTATCCCCTTATCCTCGTCAATATCAAGATCGATCACAACGATTCCTCCACTGCGCTTACCTGTGGCAATGCCTATATTGGCATTTGGCCATTGCTGCCACCACGCTTTGACTTGCGCAGCATCCGTTGTAGCATCCTTAAACCCATTCCTGGTTTTTGGCCTCTTCCCTCTTTCCTCCAATGGAAATACCGCCAATCCCATTTTTATGTATTGCACTGCCGCCTGGTACATTGACGGATAATCCATTCTAATCACCTCCGGTCAATATTCTTACGATTATCCCTGCGGATTCTTCCGGTGAGCAGAAAAGAAATTCACATCCATATCTATCTTCCATGGTCTTCATAGCTTTTTCGAGACGTGGCCCCTGAACTACTTGTGGATGAAAAATACATTCTGGGTTTACCCATGTATGGACTTCATTAATACTTTTTATTCCAAGTTCATTTTCGACCAAGAAAAACAATTTACATCCCGCGACCTTAGCACTAATGCACTCACGTTTAAAACGTTCATGCTCTTTTGGGGTTCCACAGATATTCTGTGCTATTTCTTCTAATCCTTTTTTTGTGTCCACTGCCGTCTTGGGAGGTATGGAATAATCGCCAAAAGGAAGTTTGCATCGAATTACATTAATTCCCATATCTTCAAATGCTTCATTCTTTTTTACGTGCTTATCTTTTTTATTTCTTGTATCCTCAATAATGTACATATAGTCCTCATTAATTGAATGGAATTTCAATGTCTGCATTCTCTGGAATATTCATAAATCCATTACTATCCGTATTTTGAGTCTCTTCTTTTAATTTTTTCAATGCAGGTATTTTAAATTTTCCTGCTCTAATATCCTTAATATCTTTTTCTGTATAAACATACAACCTTGTTTTTTTGCTTCCATCATTTCCAAGGTGTTCTTCTTCCGCTAAGACAAGTCCGATTAATTTCCCGATCAATGTCTTTTCATCAGAGTTTTGCTTTCCACCGTCAAAAACAAAACCTGGATTGCTCTTTGCGATTGCCGAACACATCCTTTTAAACATCGGTAATGCATTCTCTTTGTAACTTCTAATGTATCTGCCTCCCCAGAAATGTAGGTTCTCTTCCATTTGCTTGTAGTAATCTTTGTATTCTCCTTCGCAAATGTCATATTCGATTTTGAGATAATCTCCTTTTCCATTCTTAGGATCAACTGGAATATCCTCTACATTTGTAATTTTGCAAATATATCCACCAGCTTCCAATCTTTTAAATTCTCCCGCTTCTTGTACATTTTCTAAATTTACTTGTCTCATTTATCATTCTCCTTTGCTTTATTTTCAATTTCCCAGTAATCTCTTATCGTTTCGTCGACAAACTTTAGATCGTTGGAAATTCTTGATTCAAACATGTCCATTGGGCTTTTTGCTGGATTGCTACCATCTGAATTTGTTATAAAATAATGTTCGCTGCCTTCCACCTGGCACAAGAGTACAATGGAAAATAGCCCCTCTACAGTTAATTGGTTATCCAGCATCTTACCTAGCGTTTTAGCTTTGATTCTCCCGTCCTCCCCCTTTTCTGTGTGGTGAAGAAAATATACGATTACATCGTCAGGTGTATGTCTAATCACAAAATCAATCAGATTTCTAAAATTAAGCGCCATGTTCGTAAACTTTCCATATCCAGTCTCTTTTGCATGATCAAAGCTTTCAAATGCCATCAAATATTGACTGTCATCAATTACATATTTTTTTAACTTTGGGTCCTTTAAAATTTTTAGGATGGTTCCATACCCTGCATTATTTACCTTTGGAAGCTTCTTTCGGAATGGAAGAGGCTTGCCCGCAACATTAAAAATGCCTACTTCGTCTGGTTCAAAATTTCTAAGACTTGTACTTTTTCCGCTTCCAGACTCTCCTAGGATTAAAACCGGGATACCCATATCAATCATCCCCCCTGTTATACCTAACTCTTTTAGATGCTTCTAAAATCAAAATCGAAGCGATGTCTTTAAAAGATAAAGTTGATTCGTTATAGATATCTATTAATGCGTTATAAGCTTCTGAAGATATCCTTACGACAGTTCCGTTTGATTTCTGTATTTTCTCCCTACTTCTTCCAGGGATATGGATTATCCATTCTTCCATATTTTTCTACCTCCATCAGATTTTTGATCGCTTGCGCATAATTTAAAATTGACCGGCTGCGATACTGCTCATAAACTGGATTATCATTAATTTCTGAAAGCTGCTCATCCATCAGATCATACAGCCTGGAAATTCGTTCTGTATTATCCATCAACTCAGCTCCTTCCCCAGTGATCGTATATAATCGCCAATACAGTCTTCGCAGACCGACAGCCCATTGATCTCATACACCATGTCGCCATCGTAAAAGCTGTCCTCCCGGTATATTGGCTGTTCGCAAAGATCGCAAAGGATAAAATCCCGGTCCGTCTGTTCGTGCCTTTCCGCATCTAATACTGGATTATTCGTTTTCATCTGACTCTCCAATAATCTTTTTCAATGTTTTTGAAAGAATGCATTCATCTTTATCCGTCATTCTTTTAATGATTTCCAGTTTCTCTTCTGCTTTGATTAATCGAATGAAATCTTCGTAATCTACTTTAATCATTTGACATTTTCCTCTCTTTCTTTTATGATAAAGACAGGTATTTTTACCTGTATTTTTTTATTTAGAGCCTTATGGGGTGCTGCCCTGAGGCTCATTTTTACTTTCCAACCAGATCACTACGATCAAAATCACCAAGGCCATCCCTAGAAAAGTACAGATTGTTTGAGATACCCGGCCAAACTCAAAAAATCCTGAGTAGGTAATCAGATATGCCAACAGGCCCGTGATCGCCAGGTCCCTAGCGGGGTCCTTCAATAGCTTTTTCATACTCTTGGTTCCTCTTTTCCAATATTTCTAGCGGTACTTTTAATTCTTCCGCTGCAACATACGGGAAAAATTCGTAAATCCTGCGCTTTTTGCTTGTATTTGCTACTCTGCTGTAAACATTTTTCCCCCTTTTTGTCTGCTCCCGAAATGCCTGAGGGGGAATCTGTAAGATATAAGCCGCCTGCTCTGCACTCCGTATAATTGGTCTCAGATGTTTCACCTCCTATGTAAATATCCATATTAGGTTGGACACGAACAATGCTGCCAAGGTCAAAATCCATGCAATAAACCATCTCCTTGTCTTCCTTTTTTCTTGGCTGATAACCTCTACTGCCCATCCTTCTGCTTCTTTCCATGTCTTGATTTCTTCTTTTTTCATCTTTTCCTCCAATTTTAGAACATTTGTTCTTGCCATTTGCAGGAAAATATGTTAGTATAATCTTGCAAACAGCTAGACAGGTTAGTTGGTTGCGTTGCCTCGGTAGTGGTTCCAGCACTGCCGGGGCTTTTTACTTATCTCTTTTATCTGCGATAAGTGCTATTATGATTAATGTCGTGATTCCTACTACCGCCCCTGCGATAAATCCAAGGGCAAATTCTGGTATGTACATTTCCGCCTCCTTATCTTGCTTTTCTCCTGATTTTTTCCTATACTGTTATCAAAAAGGAGAAAAAACATGAGATTCATACCATCAAATCCACTCGATTCATACCATTCTCAAATTGAAATTGAAAATTTTAAGGAAGAACAGCAGCAAAAGAAAGAATTTATGAATTCCGTAAAAAGAATTGCTGATTCCGCTGAGCAAAAAGCTGATTCTGCTGAGCGATTAGCTAATTCTTCCATGAAAATTGCTGATTCCGCAAAAATCCAATCTGAAATTGCTTCTAAACAATCTCAAAAAGCTGATATTAAAGGTTGGATTTCTGTTGTAATAGCTTTTCTTGCTTTTCTTCTTGAATTGTGTGGACGCTTGGGATTATTTTAAAAATATCCCTGAAAGTACAAATAACAGAGTAATAATTGACATTACCAATCCCACATCTGAAACCGTTATCTTTGGCGGTTTCTTTTCTTTCTTCATATTTCCTCCTTTCCTCATTCTAAGAAATCAGCTTGTCTACTTTTACTTTCAAAACATCCGCTACTGCTTTTAAACTCTTAATTGTTGGACTAGATTCATTCCATTTGCCTATAGCCCCATTCTTCAAACCCGCAGCGTATTCTACCTGCCTAACACTCATACCTTTTTCTTCACAGATAGTTTTCACTTTGTCATAAATAAGCAATTTATCACTTCCCTTCTTGTAGTTTTATAGATTTTCTTCTATACTGTTATCAAAAAAACAAAAGGAGAAAAACATGGACTTTAAATTACCAGAAATGTCCAAAGGAACAGTTATTCCTAACGGTGTTATTGAACAACAGCTAAAAGAAGCAAAGGGAAAGGAACTCCGCAAACAACAATGGAGGCATGATTATCGAGTTGCCTTATTCAGCGCTACCATAGGTGCTTTATTTGGGTTTATAGCGTCACTCATAACAATGCTCGTACTACAATAACACCCAAAATCCCCCCTAGTGACCCGCTTATCGCTGACAGCAGAAAACATATCAACCAAAATAATTTCCTGTTTTTCATTGAACCCTCCTTTCTTTCTTAGAAAAAATTCTACTATACATATTGACACAACGTAGATTTTATTCTATAATTAAGTTACCAGCATAATTATAAAAGACAACGTATATCATATGTCTGGTAGAATTTTTTCTACCTCGTATATTTGTATTATATAGCCTATTTTCTACGTTGTCAATAGTTTTTGCAGATTTTTTTCTACTTTTAAAAAAGGAGGATACTGTGACAACATATGAAATAATTGCTAAGTTATGTAATCAACACGGAATAGCCATTACAGCACTCGAAAAAGAGTTGGGTTTTGGCCGTGGATATATTGGGAAATTCCGAACAAAAGGGACTGTCCCTACTGCGACAAAACTCCAGCAAATAGCGGATTATTTTGGAGTATCTGTTGATTATCTTATGACCGGAGAAGAAAAAGAAGGAGAAAGGTACTATCTTAATGATGAGACTGCCCAGGTAGCCCAAGAAATATTTGAGAACAAAGAATTACGAGCGCTATTTGACGTACAAAGAGACATGGAACCCCAAGACTTAAAAGCATTACACCAAATGGCTCTCGCTCTAAAACGTAAGGAGCGTGGAGAGGATGGAACCGATTATTAATTTACAAATAGTAGATTTTCCTTGTAGAGGAAGAGAAATGATTCATCCAAATGAGGATGGAAGTTATACTATATTTATAAACGCTAGATTATCTGATATTGGAAGACTAGAAGCTTATGAGCACGCCATGGGGCATATTCTAAATAACGATTTTGACAAATTTACTGTTCAATCAATAGAAAGTGCTGCTCATAGTAAATAACAGGAAAGGAAATATTTAAATTTCTCGGTACCTTAAGATGAAAATTACTAATATATACAAAAACAAATATTTTAAATTTTTATGCCCAATTCCATCAATATGTCTGATTTTGATATTTGGAGTTGCTTTTATGCACAGCGAAATAGATGGTCAAAAAGTCGCATTATTTGACTGGTTTGGGATGATGATTATATTTTTCATTTTTTTTGTTATCCCATTTGATGTAATTTATTGGTGTGCAAAAAAGATTATTAAATTCCTTATGGGGAAAAATAACCGTCTATTAATAAATAGACCTAGCTCCAATAATAATCAAACACAAAACCGTGGACATCTTGGATTTAGATATGTCAACCCTCCTATTGATTCCGAAAATTCCGAAGATTCCAAAGCTAAAGATCAAAATTTTGATAGTATGGACGGACATAGATTTGAACACTATTGTGCCGATCTACTAAAGAAGAATGGGTTTAAAAATGTAGAGGTAACTAGAGGGAGTGGAGATCATGGAATAGACATTTTAGCGGAGAAAGATGATATTAGTTATGCCATACAAACGAAATGTTATACTGGAAATATTGGAAATGCTGCTGTACAACAAGCACATACAGGTAAAAGCATCTATAAAAAAGACATTGCTGTTGTACTGACTAATAGAGATTTTACTCCACAGGCAAAAGAAGAAGCTGAAATGCTTGGTGTAAAGTTGTGGGATAGGGAAAAGCTATTATCTCTAATTGACATAGCGAATAGCTGATTAAACCGCTACGGCGTTTTAATAAATATTACCATTAGGAGGAAAACTTATGGAAAAGAAAAAAACAAAATTATGTAAGCATTGCAAGTCTGAAATACCTGCTGATGCAAAAGTGTGTCCTAATTGTCGAAAAAAACAAGGTGGAAAACTGAAATGGATTATAATTATAGTAATTGTAATTGCAATTATTGGAGCTGCTGCCGGTGGGGACGACACTCCTAAAAAAGTAGAAACAACGGAACCAAAAAACACAGAAAATTCAACAAATAAAGAAACACAAAATACAGAAGAACCAGAGAAAGAAGAAAAAACTGAATTTAGCGTAGGCGAAACAGCAGAACAAAAAGATATTCAAGTCACACTTATATCAGCAACTGAATCACAAGGGAGTGAATATGTAACCCCAGACGAAGGAAACATTTTTTTACTTCTTGAATTTGAAATTGTTAATAATTCTGGTTCAGATATCAATATAAGTTCTGTCGCAAACTTTGAAGCATATTGTGATGATTATTCTCTAAATCAAGACTTACTCGGATTACAAGCTCCTGAAATAGAAGGCAAAAATCAACTCGATGGAAGTGTTGCCGCTGGAAAGAAAATGAATGGAGTGATCGCTTATCAAGTTCCGGTGAGTTATTCAAACTTTGAAATTAATGTTTCACCAGATTTTTGGTCAGCAAATGACATAAAATTTGTCATTAATAAATAACCATCTATACATATGCTTAATTGAATATTATCGCGCCCCTACGTCCATCCAACCGTAGGGGCAGCACCTTGACAATATAATATACTTACCCGGGCAGCCGAGGGGCGTGCTGGTTCCCGTTCCGAGTCTTGCGGAAAGGGGAAATACTTATGAGTACATATGAGGAAATGCAAATTTTACTTACATTCTCATTGCTTGTTGTTGCTATTCTAAATTTGAAAAATAAGTAAGCCGCCCTGTATCTTGGTCGGATAGGACGGCTTACTAAGTTCGTTTTAATTCGCCGGAACGGGTAGCTTGCACCTACCTGTCGGCTGTCTTGTTAAGTATATTATATGTCAAAGCAAACTATTTGTCAAACGTAAAAACCGCCCCTGCGCCAACAGGAGCGGCCACATATCCGAAGATATGCTATTACTTTGGTCGGTAATATTGTATCATCTTCGGACAGCCCCCGCAAGCGGAACACTCGTTCGCGCTGGCTGTTATTTTTATACCCAAAAGGAGGATGATTTTATGGCAAAAAGGAAGAAACACCCAAATCTCCCTAATGGTTTTGGCAGTATCCGCAAACTATCTGGAAACCGTAATGTCGCTTACGCAGTACACCCACCTGTGAAAGACTTTGGTGAAGATGGGAAACCAGTAACTCCCAAAGCTTTATGCTATGTATCTGATTGGTATGTAGGTTTCTCGGTTCTGATGGCTTACAAGGCTGGTACTTATAAACCAGGGCTAGAAAAAGAGCTGGAAATCATGCGTGCCATGGATGATGGGGACTTACATGGGTTTACTAAACGAATCCTTGCAGATTACACTATAGCAGTACGTCCGGTCCAAGAAGATAAGGGTCACATGACTTTTACTCAATTATACGAAAAATACTATACATGGAAATATGATGGGAAGAAACAATATTCTGATCAATCCAAAAGGTCCACCAGGGCTGCGTACAAGAACTGTGAAGCCATTCATGGAGAGAAGGTAAAGAATATCACCTATGAGCAATTACAACGCATTGTAGACGCTTCTACGCTTAAACACGCCAGTCTGGAATTGATAGTATCACTCCTAAAGCAGATGTTTAAATATGCTTTAGCTCAAAACTTTATAGAAAAAAATCCTACAGAGCTGCTGCGCATCAATATTCCAGACGATGATGAGCACGGGGTTCCGTTTAGTATCCGAGATATAGAACGACTGTGGAATCATGAAGACAATGATATTGCCCAAGTACTCCTAATTATGTGTTATACAGGGTATCGTATCGGAGAATTGAAAGTTATAAAAACTGATCTAAAAAAATGTTTCTTTTCGGGTGGCTTGAAAACAAGGACAAGTAAAGATCGAATCGTCCCTATCCACTCGGCTATTTACCCGATTGTCAAAAAACGAATAAGGAAATATGGTGAAATAATGCCTTTATCTGATGTCAAATTCCGAGAGTCTATGAGGACCTACATCAAATCTCTCGGAATCGGAGAACATACACCGCATGACTGTCGGCACACTTTCTCAGCCCTTTGCGAAAAATACGAGGTAAAAGAAAATGACCGAAAAAGAATGTTGGGACACAAATTTATGGATGTCACAAATGAAGTATACGGACATAGGGCACTAGAAGATCTCCGAAAAGAAATCGAGAAAATTCCGTGTCTAAAATGCGTCGAAAATGGAACCTCAAAATCAATTCAAAAAGAACAAATATTCGAGACAATACAAGACAAGAAAATGGCGTAAAATCAAGGGTTTGCGCCGTTTTCCTTGTAATTAAAAGCTTTTTTTAAAGTATATAGAAATTAATATTTTTTTAACATTAAAGAACGATTTTAAGCCATTTTCAAGCATTTTTGTCTAAAATGCGTCTAAAATAGAAATATAATTTTTAAAAAGTAAAAGTAAGATGATACAATATTTATTTGCCTAAAAAACAATTTCCCCCGGCCGCTCACCGGGGGATTTTTGTCATACTTTTTTAATACTATCCGCCCAAGCATACCCTATGTACTGATCGGCCACACAGACCTTGTACCAGTTGTCCTCATAGCCGTCCCGGCCTAAGACATCCACCAGGTTTCCTTTGGACAATTTCGGATATCCCGTGATCGCAGGAGAGGCTTTCTTGGCTTTCTCATGGACGGCACAGGTCTTTTGTACTTTACCTACAAAACGTTGGAAGCCTGCCTGAGTGTTTTTCTGTTTGAACAATTCTGCCTTTATCTTGGCTAAAGTTTTCGGCCCTGCACAGCTGTCAGCATCTAAACCGCAAGCTTTCTGGAATGCTTTTACAGCTGCCTCGGTATCTGCACCAAAATCTCCATCGGCACCACTCGCACCACAGTCGTAACCTAAATAGATCAGATTGCTTTGCAGTTCTTTTACTTGGCCGCCTTGGTCGCCCACGCACAAAAAGTCCTTTCCTGCCTGCTGCTCTTTCACCGCAGCCTCAATTTTGCTTTTGGTATCTGGTCCATAAAAACCATCCACAGTAAGACCGTACTTCTTTTGCGCTTGTTTTACCGCTGCCTGCGTGTCTTGTCCAAAGCTGCCATCTGCCCCGAATGCGCCAACATCAAAACCCAGAGTAATCAAATTTTGCTGCATAGTTTTTACTGCGGGGCCAGTATCTCCCAGTTGTAAATAATCCCTGACAACGGCCTCGGAAGAATCGGTATAATCAATCCATACATATCCATCAATCCCTGGGTAATTCCGGGTGTAGACTTTGTCGGCCACACAGCCTCCGTTTGCCTCTACGTTATTCAACCCACCTTTTGAGGTGTTGCCCTCATTGGTGTAGATTTGAGTGGATGTAACTTTCGTCACCCTGCCGATGTGGGCTCCGTTACGGAAGATTACCAGTGCTCCAAGCTTTGGCTCGCTATGCCAGGTTCTCTTGGATTTTGCATGGTTTTTGATACTGTTGCAGTTGTAGAAACCGCCTCCCATAATCTCTAAAGCCCTGGACAGACCAAAGATTTTTACGCAAATCCAGAACTGGTACACGGCGCACCACGGCTGCCCCTGGCATCCAGGCTGGCCCCAGGAGTTTACATCTCTGGCATACTTGGTATAATTCCCATACCCAGCATTTCCGGTCTTACTGTCCAGATTACTTTCCGATGCTTTTTCCAGATATCCAGACTCCGCCGCCATCAATTCCGCTGTTTTACTCCACAAGTCTTCCGCCACGTTCGTTTCCTCCTTTTCGCCGTAATAATAGTTCATGTCCACGTTGCCTTGGATTCCTGCAATCCTCCCGCTTCTCGTGTACTGTTGATAGAGACAAGGATAATCTGGCTCGCCCGTGTAATCTGCCAGCCACAACGGGTACTTGTTCAGGACATCTTGGCGATACCAGTTTGTATAGTAGTCCCCATTAGTGTAAATACCAGTGTTGTAACCTCTTTTTTTGAAGAAATCGCAAAATGTCTGGGTAAACAGATTGCACTCATTGGGGCCAAGATTCACTCCTTTTTTGGCTGCGTTGGAGACGGTGTCATACTCAAAGTCCGCCCATACATAGATAGTTTTCGGCAGCCCCGCCTTTTCGATGTTAGCTAGACAGCTTTCCGCCTCTGCGATCACATCCTGGTTATTTAAAGCGTATAGGAAATGGTACACGCCATGGATGGGTACCTGGTTATTTTTGCACCCCTCCACGTTCCGGAAAAAGTATTTGTCCGTCGCCTTGCGGTATCCTTCTCGCAAGATCGCAAAATCAATCTGAGACTTTACAGCAGCCCAATCAATGGACTTCTGCCATTCGGATACATCAATTCCTGTTATTTTTGCCATCGTTTTTCCTCCTGTCAGATCAAAAGTTCTTTCTGTTCGATAACCTCATCTGCTTCCAGTTCACCCTTTAAAATTCCTTCTGCTTGCTCTTTGGTAATCTCTTTCCAAAATCGTTCATCCACTCCGAGTGTGCCGGGCTCCCAAGTGTTCATGATATCTTTTAAGGTATCAATCCAATATTTTTCGTTGTGCTGTACGACATCTCCGTAGCTATACCACTCCTGCGCAATTCCGTCCCAGGGTTCCCATGCTGGCACTGTAACCTCACCCGGCTCTGGTTCCGGTTCTTCTTTTAGCTTTTTCACCTCTTCTTCTAGTTTTGCCACTCTGCCTTCCAGACGTTTGTAGAGTTCTGCCTCTTCCGGAGCTTCTGTCCCTGGGTTCAGATGGGAGGTAATCATCTGGTGCAGTTCTGTACGCTGTTCATCTGTTAAGTCCCCGCTGACCCAGAGCACATCAATCTTATTTGTGATGTCTGTGACTTTAAAATCTCCTGATATGATAATACTTTTAATCATTTCATACATGTTCGATGTCCTCCATAATTACTTTGTTTAATACTTGTGTGTTTGTGTTTACCAGGGCTTTTTGCAGTTCCTCGAATTTTTTGTCGATGTAAGACTTGGTATCTGCTACATACTCCATTTCTAAGCCTGCCTGCGGGGTGGAATCTGTAGAAACGTTCGTGGTTGGGTAATTAGTGTGGAGGGCGCGATAAGCTTTCAGTTGTTTTTCCAACAAATCAGTTTCTGTCTCAGGTATCCCTTTATATGTAAAGTAGAACACAGCATCTTGAAGTTTTGCGTTGAAAGCATCAAGGTCTCCAACATCCTTTATTCTCGCCCAGATTCCGCCATAACTAATATAAAAACCAGTTTCATTTCTATTAAGCACAGTATTTGTATACTGCATATATGTAGATATCCCTGTTCCAGGAAGAGCCATTTCTTTTGTTTCTGAAATTTCTGGAATACTACAAAAATACAATTCGCTTCCTTCTACGGCATAATCACCATTCTTAGCAAAAACAGGATTTTCCTTTTTAATAACTCTCTGGATATATTTTCCACGCTCAAAATCCGCCTCATCACAAATCCATTGCTGGCCCTTCTCATCTGTATAATTGCCGCCTGAATCTACCGGAATTCCTGGGAGACCGTTAGGAGTGGAGAGGGTGAGGGGTTGTAGTTTGCAAGGTTCCCATGGAAGAGCGGTGGAACCAGCGTTTAGCATCGGACGGATTATTTCATTTGTTACTGTCGTCCCTTCGGTAATTTGTATTTGGATTCTTGAATTAGGATATTTTTCATAGTCAAATTGATTTGGTATATAAATTCCATTACCTACGTCCTTATAACCTTTATTTACCATATTTGTATATACTATCGAGATGCTTTCACTTTTTCCTCCACTTAGAAAAACATCGTTAGCCTTTGGTAACATTGACAAAAGGAAAAAGGAATTGCTTGTTGCCTTACCATTTGCAGTTACACTTCCGTCATCATTAACGGTATATGTTATCCCGTTAATCGTTGCTGATGCATATGTTTTTGCAATCAACTGCGCTCCAAATACACGAACCTCTAAACTCCCATCACTCCCAGGAATCTTAATCTCCTGCGGATAATCAGGATTCGGACTAGGTTGATTGCCGGCGTAAGGTTCATACGGAGCTTGTGTTTCGCCCACGTTAAGCATCGGATATATGGTATAATTTGTTTTCTGTAAATCTGGTGAATCATATTTAATCATAACTCTTCTTAATTTATCATCCGCTTTAAATTCTATTGCAGTGTTTCTTAAATATTCTATAGTATCATCCTGCCGTGTTATATCCACCTGAAAGGTTAATGTACTGACTTCATGGCTTCCTCCTGATATGAAATATTTGCCTTCTGGGAAACTTGAAACATTTTCAAAATAGGCTTGTGCATATCGTTTGGTAGGTGTCCCTGTCACAGTGACACTTCCATCAGAATTTATCACACCCGTCAAACCATCATTAGTTGTTAAGTTTTCTTTTTTTGGTTGAAATAACTGCGCCCCAGTTGTCTTCGCTTGTTCACCCTTTCCAAACACCTTCAGCCCTTTTAGTCCCAGATCAGAGCTATCCGTAACATTCAGCATTTCCCCGCTTGCCTTCTCCACAATCGCCGGGGCTTTCTGGGTATTTTCATTGATGGACTTTTCTATGTATTGTTCTGTCTCAGGGACATAATCAACCTCTATTCCAGGCATGAGAGATTCCGCTGTAAAGACGTTTACTACAGGATTGTACAACTTTAATGCCCGGTAAGCTGCGATTTCTTCTGGGGAAAGATCGGTTTCTATAGGTTCGGCAAGAATTCCATACATGACTGCGTCGTTCATGATATCCGCAATATATTCAATGGTATCTGTCGTGTTTTTATAGTTTAGCCTGATGTTCCCGTTGTTATTTACAAACATCGTATTTTCTGATGCTCCCGTGTCTTTTCCCAACATATGCGAGCATATCACTAAGCTATCTATTTTATACTTATCAAAATCTTTGTTTGTATAATATTGGCCGGAATTATTTCTAATCCAACTCGTCTCAACAAAATTTGTCTTTCCTATTCTCTGAATATATTTCCCTCTCACAAAATCAATCTCATCGCACACCCACTGTTGTCCATCCTCATCCGTATAATTACCGCCGGATTTTACCGGGATTCCAGGTAAACCATTTGGAGTGGAGAGGGTGAGGGGTTGGTCCTTATAAGGCGCCCAAGGGAGGGCCGTGGTGCCTGCATTAAGCATCGGATTTATAGTCACATTATCTACTATTTCATTTGTCGGAACAACAAGTGCAATATTATAAGGAGCTGTAACATTAGTAAAAACAAAGGAAATGCCTTCCCCATTATCTTTCACCGCACTGTTATTTCCATCATAATTCCAACATTGCAATGTTACATTCGTCCCCGCCTTGTTCCCGCTCAAATATAACATTCCGATTTTGGCAAACTGTCTTGCCAATAAAGCATCATTCGTAATTAGATTATAAACAGAATTAGCTTCTCCTGTATTTTGTCCATTGATTGTAACAGAACCGTCCGCGTTTTGTTTGAACGTCACACCATATTGTGTTTTTTCTTCATTTTCATTGAGCGGTATCAGATTCGCCGCTTTCAATTCCACTCTAATCTCTTTATCACTTCCCGGAATCTCAATCTCCTGTGGATAATCAGGGTTAGGACTGGGCTGACCGCCGGTGTAAGGCTCCCAGGGAAGAGCCGTAGAACCAGCATTTATCATAGGGTATATGGTTTTTGGTGAAGAATCTGTGTAAGTATACGCAACACCTGTGATCTGTATTTCTGTCTCACTGGTTATCGCGCCTGTTTTTAATGCACTGTTTCCCAGCGTTTGCATGGAACAGTTCTGTAGATAGTATCTGCCGGCTGGCAAAGTCATTACTACATCCGTTCCATTATAACTTCCAATGAACCAGAATGTTGCATTGTTTGATGACAACGTACCACTAAAAGATGCTATCCCCCCAGAAACACTCATGGTTACTCCAAATATTTTATTAGTTTTATCTGGTGCATTGAGTAACTGTGCCCCTGTCGTTGTATTCTGTTCGGCCTTACCATATACTCTCATCCCTACTGGCGGCTGTTCTGATGGATTTTCAATCTGCAAAATTTCCCCGCTGACTGTCTCAACTGGCCCTCGTAATTTTACAGCATCAATTTCATGCAGTCTTGCTCCAACCTTCTCCGCATCCGCAGCTTGCCCCGTCTGGCTTAGAGTATCATCTACTTTGATTGGGATTTCCCCCGGCTTTACTGTTCCGTCTTCCCCAACAACAAGAGCTTTCCCGGTATTCTCTGCGCCCTGGTCTTTGTCCAGCTTCTTTTCCAACTCCTCTGCCTGCTCTTCTTTTGTTGGATAAGATTTTAATTTCTCCGTTAGTTTTGTGTCTGTGACATACTCCGCAGGAATTTCGGTTATATAGTCCCCTTTTTGCTGGATTCCTAGTTGTTCAAGACTTTTGTCCCCGGATAACTCCACTCCACCGATAGAGGGCTTGTTTTCCAGGTTGTTATAGTCCTGATCTGGAATATCGTCCTTAAAGGCAAACTCTTTTGTATCTCCTGGCCCAAACGCTATAACTGCTTTTTTGGTATCTGTCGCTACCCCTATCTCTGCCGGGACAAACTTACTTTCGTCCATTTCGGATTCTTTTCCATGTCGCATCTGCAAGGTGGCGTATATCGTTCCACCGTCTTCTGCCAAGATTGCCGCTTTGTTTTCCGCCAGAGCATTACTTTTTATTGCCATTTTCTCACTCCTTCCAGTCTGTAAATGTACCACCGCTTATTGTCTTGATCTGCTTTCTGGACAATTCTTCTAACTTTTGCAATATTTGTTCATAGACACCCGGGGACGGCGGGGCGGAAGCATCGCTTTCTTGGTATCCTGATTTGAAAATCTTGATGTATGCCTCATTCGCAGTTCTTAAATCTCCACAAAATACAGAAACGCTTCCCACGCATTCCCGGTCCGTGTCCCAGAATTCCCACGGGATTAAGCATTCGTTATTATCGTCCAAGACCGCAGCTTTGGTCTGCTTGCCCTGGGTAAACAACGCTGTTTTAATGCCCGTCCATTCCGGTGTCTGAAAATCAAAATGTGCATAAAAATAATTCCGAGATTTTGCTACTGGGGGCAGGCTATCTATCCGGGTGATATATTGGCCCTTTAAAGCAAATTGTAAAGTTGGCATCTAATCACTCCTTATCATTCCTTTTAGTTTATTTACTTCATTTTTTAATTCTTTTATTTCTTCATTCTGCTTTTTTAAAAGCTGTACCATATAAGGTATCATAGCTCTATAATTCCAATCTTCTGGCTTCCCATCTTTATCATATTGCACAACATCCGGAATAACGTCGTTCAATTCCTCTGCATAAAACCCAGGAATTTCTTTACCGCACATATGATCTGTCTGACTTAAATATCCATCTTTATACTTAAACCATACGACGTGAATATCTAAAAGTTTCTCAGCGTCCCGATCGGTCATATCTTTTACATGATTTTTATAACGCTTCGATGAAGATGCTAAATATGCTAAAGTTACACCGTCTGAACCAAACACTATGTGTCCTCCACTGGATACATGATCTAAATTATACAATTCCGGCGCCTTTCGAAAATGCGATTTATATTCAAACTCTACATCTGAGGTAAAATAAACCCAGTTTGTAAATTCTACTGAATTATTAAAATATACTGAATCTATAAAAGATATATAATCTTCTACGATGATCTCCGTCCCTGCTTGCAAGTGTAAATAGTCATATCCTTTAAGCACCACATGCCTATCACCATCATCGTACATTGCAGACAAATCAAGTAAGCCCGTTGTAGTGCTTCCATAAAAACCTCTTATGGTACCTTCTTCTACAGTAAGCCCTTTTCTTTTACCGCCATAAAGCTCTTCTGATGTAAATAACCCATTAATGTGTACTTCACCCGTTTTTGCATTGACATACAATGTCTGTTCCCCGGAGGGTGTCTGGATAATCAGTGTTCCACCAACACCCCAGTCAAAGTTAAGGCCAATCGTGCTCATAATTTTTGTGATTAGATCGCCGTCAACCGTTAGCCCGGCATTCCAAGTTTTTCCGCCGTCTGTCGATACCGCCATAGCCTCAGCGGTCATTTTCCAGACAATCATAGATTCTTCCAGAGTAGGCTTGTCGTGCATATAATAAATGCTGCTGCCGTCTTCTTGTTCTTCCTTTGTCATATATAAACCCGAGGAATTATTAATACGATCAGCCAAATCTTCCATGGCTTTTTCCCACTCGGCTTTGTTTTTTTTGACTTCCTCTTTAGCTTTTCGGTACATTTCCGTTGCATTGCTATAATAAATACCCTTATTTCTTTCAGGACTTTTCGTATCATTGGATACTGTACAATCTCCTAAATAATTAAAAGTAAAAGACGATACAAAAGACCTATAAACGTTATTTTTACGGTCTACCAAATAAACAGGGTCCATAAATTCTATCGTTGGGTTAGGGAAAAAGCTTCCCGAAAATGGTCGCACAGATAGTCCAATTAAGATATCACCGATCATTCTTAAAGCTTTTTCTTCATTTCCCTTTATCAACGGATTATCAATCTTCAGACAATAATCATCTGTACCATAAAGCAAAGTGGATGTTTCGCTGCTTCCCTCTTCTGTCTCTACCTCTACCTCTGTCGCAAGTCCGGTTATTGTCACATCATCTGTACCAACATCAGGGTCTGACGAAAAATCAGTTAGCATAATATAGTCATCAGTGGCATTAAAATCTCCACTGGTTATCAAGAAATCTGTGTCTTGGCCAAAGCTTCCGCCACTAATCCTTTTATTCAATTCCTGTTTAAACGTTCCACCGCTTATCAGGTCTGTATTTGTAATCCCTAAAGACTGGTAAGATTTGATATGTAAATTATTATTTTCATCTACAATAGCGTTACCACCCGCAATCTGGGCTACGTATCCTATTGCCTGCCTACAAGTCAACCCGTCCGGTTTTTGCTGTATCTCAAAATTATCATTAACAAACGCAGCATCCCCCAAACGAATACCACACTGAGTACATACATCTTTCAAAAATATCAATGCTGTTGCTGGAAAAGACGCTTTGGGTACATAGGTGATATCCGCTTTGTACATATCATTGGATGCAGTAAATTCAATGGTATCTCCCGGCGCAATAGAATCTACAACTGTAAAGGTTCCTTCTAAAATTCTCTCTGTTCTACCATCTTCTAGATCAGCTTCGGTATAAAATGCAATTCGAGCATAGTAAAAATCATAATTAGAAAATCTTTCATCGGAGTTATCAATGCCTATATCAATAGTTTTGGCAACAGCAACTCCCAATGGAAAACCACTTTCGCTGGATTCTGTGTAATTATTCCCAGAAATGTAAAAATCATCCTTGGAATTTAGTTCTAGCTGCGTACCATTTGATAAGGTTACTTTTGCGTAAGCATAAAAAGGTCCGCCGTCTTTTATTACTTTCTTAAATGCATTACTTACGTTCTTCATTTGCTTATTCCTTTATATCCAATGGATTTACACTTGTTACTTGGAAACTTAACTCATTTGCCATCTCGTGACCATCAACCAAAGAATAGTAAGAAGAAGATATATTATTGGCTATAAACGGATTCGTTTCCCATTGTGCCGTATAAGAATTAAAATGGTAAAAATCAAATTGTTGTTTCCCAAGTATTCTCTTTTTAATCTCTGCTACATCTTTGGCGGAAATATTAGTCCATTTTAGGTTGTACGCCTCCACCGTAAACAGGACACCGCCCTTCATGCCTCCCCTCATGGTCCTTTTTCTGTTCGATGCAGATGTAACGGCTTCATCTACTTGGTATCCGTCCTCATCGACCATAGGAGCTGTATAATCATTAAACATTAAATATTGTTGTGCCATAATTTTCCTCCTATGCAAGTTCAAAAGGATTTTTACCCGTTTGTTGTCTCATCAACTTTGCCTCATCAATTACCAGTTTTGCTAGTTCACGTCTTCCCACTTTCAAAGCAACCTCATACTTATTTCCGCCGCCAGCAGCTTCTTCCCGGACAATCCGTCTGATTAAGCTCTCAGGAGCCTCGATATTGTTACCATGTTTCTGATCTCCAAGTACTGCCATAAACTCTTTGTTCGGCGGGATTACTGCTCCTGATGCAAGATAAGGGATAGTCGGAACTCTTGGGAACGATGCTTCATAGCCAATCGTCACATCCCCGAACGGTGTAGGTACGTCCCACGGGCCAAACGTAAAAGCATCTTCGGCACTTGATATTGCATCATTGATAAGTCCAATAGCGCCATTAGCAATGTCTATAGCACTGTTTATAATTGATCGAATAGTATCAGCAATTCCATTAAATATATTTTCAACAGTGTTCTTTGCTGCGTTAAATTTATCAACGATTGCATTCTTTATCCACTCCACTTTACTTGATATAAAGCTACCAATACTATTCCATACATTTACGGCTTTTGATTTAATACCGTCCCATATCTTTCCGGCCTCTGATTTAAGACTTTTAAATTTTCCGGTAACAGCCGATACCAATTTACTTACTATTTCTTTCGCCTTTTCATACATCCTGCTAAATACATCAGCAAAATAAGAGCCGAGATTGTACCATATCTGTTGCAAGTCATTCCAAAGTCCCGCAAATGCTTCCTTAAAATTTCCAGTAAAAATATTTTTAACAAATTCAAGAAGTGCTGACAGCGTATCAATAACAGACGTAATGGCTGTGATAAGTAACCCTATTGCTTCAATAAAAATAGTTCCAATAACATCAACAATAGGAGCTAAAATTGGCATAACATTCTCAGCAATCCAAGCAAATACAGGCATCAATGCCTCCTGCCAGACTACCATTAATATTTCAAAGATTTTTCCGAGCAATGTTAAAACAGATTCCATTAAGGTCCCAACAGGTCCCTCTAAGAGTTCCGATAATTTCTGAGATAAACCATCAAGAACCGGAACAATATAAGTATTGTATCCTTCTAAAAGCTTGCCGAGTATATCGGATACTCCACTAGAAATTGAATCTATAAAAGGTTTTATACTTTCATCGTAGACGCTATTGACTTTATCCCATACACGCTGCACTAATTCTTCAAGAGATTGAGTAACTGTCCTTATTGGTTCAAGCGTCTCTAATAACGAATTTTTGATTGCATCCTTATTTTCTCTAAAAGGTCTTGTGATTCCGTCTAAAAGGTCTCTTCCTAATTTGGCACCTATTTCTAGCATGCCTAAGCGATTTTCCGCAAAAATCCCAATAATATTTCCTGTTATATCTTGCGCAGCCTGGGAACTAATTACTTCCGAAAAAACCTCTGCAAAATCAGCCGCAATTCCACCGACCAAGTCAGAAATTTCAGCACCTATATCAAACAAAGATACTAAATGATTTTTTATTCTTTCTTTGTTCTCTGATAAATAGCTCTCAATTCCTCCCACAACATTACTAGCAATAGCCAAGCCAACACTTGTTAAAGAACCCAATACCTTACCGACATTGTAAACAAAAGAATCAATAAACCGGCTGGCTGCTGCCTGTACATCTGCATCCGTAAAAATATCTTTTAAAGATGCGCCAATAGAAGATAAGTCTTTTTTTAGTCCTTCTAATATTGGTTTGTAATTTCCAAGCCCGTCCCAAAATCCTTTTTTAAATAGATCTCCAAGCTCTTTTACTTTTGCAATGATTTTATCTATCAGACTGCTTGTTTCATCTAATACAGTATTCCCTTTTGCTGCTTCTCCAAAGTCAACACCTGCTCCAACAATTCCGCCATTGTCACTTGCTCCATTCCCTCCGCTTGGAGTTGCCCCTGTTTCCTGGCTCGCATTTTCCTTGTTCATCCTATTGATATCATCGAGTGGAGAGAGATAACCCTCGGCGGCTTCTGTCGCTTCTTTTGTAGCTTCTGCCTGATCTGCTGTTGCGTTTGCGGAGTCCTCTGTGTTCGATGCCATATTGTTAGATGCATTAGACACGCTATTATATTCATCTTCCAAACCGGATAAGTCATTTGTTGCGGATTGTATGGGCTTTGATTCAGTAGCTTTTTTCCCTGTCAGTAATTCCGTGAAAGATTTAAACGCATTTGCCGCTGTTGCAATCTTTTCCAAGAAAACATTAATTGATTTTATAATTGGGGTAAAAAGATTAATCAATCCTTGTCCAATACTAGCCTTGATGGATTGGAGCTGAAGCTGCATTACACGCATCTGATTGGCCCAGGAATCGCTAGTCCTAATAAAGTCTCCTGAAGCTGCTGAAAGCTGTTCTTGCACAAACGCAAATCTAAGGGCAACTTTTTCTTGTTCCGTCATGGCTTGCGTGGTTTTTCCGTATCCGTTTGCTAACGCATATTGGTCTAGAGCGGACTGAGTCATTACAACACCCAAATCTTTTAGTGTCTCAGTTTCGCCCGTGAATACAGATTTAAGCTTGTAATACGCTTCTTCTTGGCTCAGGTTGTAAAAAGATGCAACATCCCCGGCTAATCCTGTCAATGCGGTAGACATGGAATAAGCTTCTTGTTCCGTGAATCCAAAGCTTTTTGCCATGGCTCCAAAAGTACCTACATATCGCTTTGCCATCGTCTCTGACAGTCCAAACGACTTTGCTGCATCCTTAGCAAATGTATCTACTTTGTCGGACATACTGGTAAACGTCACGTCCACAACATTCTGTACTTCTTGCAAATCAGAACCCAACTCTAGGCATTCTTTCCCAAATCCTACAATTTTTCCAACCGCAAAAGCAGTAGCTATTATGCCGCCTATTTTTTTTACAGTGCCAGACAGCCCTTGCATTTGTGATTTTATATTTTTTGTTCCATTTGACACTCCATCTGTATCAATTCGTGTATCAATAATAATAGAGCCATCCGCTTGTGCCACAATTCCACCTCTTTTCTATGGCTCTGCGACTAGCGACTGGCTCTAAAATAAAAAACTACTAACCGATATTGGCTAGTAGTCTTGAATATTCGTTTAGACTGTGTTATATTATAGAAAAGGAACAACCGCCCACAAGAGGTTGACCTCATAGCGTTAGTGACAAATCATAGAATTGCCACCCTCGGCACTCGGTCAAAGTTTAGAGGGTGGTTTTTCTATGCCTAAAACATTATCTGATAAACGTAAATACGAATGTCAGTAATGCCAGAATGAACATACCAAAGGCCATAAGGTCTTTAAAATCAAAATGATTTTTGTTATTGTTCATCAGCACCACCCCCATTCTATGTAAGAATAGAGGTCAGCCACCCTGCAACACGGTTATTCCCTGCCCATATTCTACCATGCCACTGCTATTTCTTCAATCATATTTTCAAACTCTAGCCAATATTCGATTATCAATGTTCAACGTTACTTTTTTAATCCAAACAGTTCTCGAAGTTCTTCTTTCTCTTCTTCGCTCCGTTCATTTTTTTTCATTTTTAAATCCACTAAGGACTTATTGTCTCTGTAAAATTCTTGTTCCCACTTTTCTAATTTTTTTCCTTTAATCTTTTTATTTCTTATGTTAATAACTTGGGAATATAATCCTTCTCCTATTTCCATGTATAGGCTCATAAATGTCCACCAATGCAAGTAGGGTATACTTCTGATCTCTCTTCCAGCAACCTTGTTAATTGCAGGAATTAATATAGGAGCGTCTTGATTCCAATCCATTAACTTATGTGCTTTTCTCTTCTTAGAATCTTCAAAACTATAATCTATAAATTCGATAGCTTTGTCACACGCTTCTCTTAAACAATCAATATGAATTTTATCCTTATAAAATATTTTAAGCATAATCATAGTCTTTTCTTGGTCATTAAACTGAGAATCGTTATATGCCGACAATATATCTAATATAGCTCTGAAATCACTCCTTATTGCACATTCTTGTCCGTTTATACAAATAGATTGTGGTAAGGACCATACATCAATCATCAGAATATTTCCTTGTATATTTTTCCATTGCTTCTTTTACTTTTTTAGAGCGCGCATTTACTTCGGTCCTAATAAACTCATAAATAATATCAAATATGTACACTGCATACAAAATGCCTTCGTCTGTTATTGCAAGTGGTGAATTGTACCTGAAAAATGTATCACCTGCACTTTCGCCCAAAAGAAACTGCATTTGTTTTCTGATTTCCAGATTTACTTTTTCTAGCTCATTAATATCTCCTTTGTTACTTATAGAGTTGGTTAGTTCATTAAGTTTATCCTGAACTACATTACATCTTCTTATAATGTCAGGGTCTGCAGGATTGAAATAAAAGTAACCCATGATATCACCATTATTGTCTTTAACTTCTATTTTTTCCCCTATATTTGCTGTAATACTTTTCATATCGTTCTCCCAATGTTCATTCATTTTTATAAAGATAAAGACGTGATATTGCACACGCCTTTAAGTTATTAGACACCAAGGCCCTCCGTCTCTTTTTCTAACTTCAGCATAGACGGACCAGGAATTTCGCCCTCTGTAAATTCTGGGTTCCCCGTTTTTAACGATGCAGCAGATACATATCCTTTTGTTCTTGCTCCATCTTCTGATACCTGAAATGGAATGTTCAATCCGGCCGTATCCCCACCATAACTCTGCGGTTTAACAATAACTTCTTGCACGTACGCCAGATGATTTGTGGCCTCCGTATCTTCCACAATAACTTCCAACATAAGAGTCTTACAAGAATCCCCTTTTAAACGATCAAAAGCAATTTCTCTGATTTTCGGATAAAGTTTTTTTGCAGGATCTGCATAAAATGGGTCAGCATCCATTGTTGGCTCATAACCATTATCCTTTGTTTTCGTCTGACCCAGGATGTTTTTCAATGTTTCCATATCCGGGTTAAGTTCATTAGACATTTCTTCGATATCATCACCAATAATTTCCCACTCCGCACTTCCCACGACATTTTTAAATGTGGTGTCCAAATAGTGCGCAAGCGCTTCACGATTTAATTTTGCCATGTCTCTTTTCCTTTCTATTTGTTCTTGTAAAATATGTTTCTATATTTCAGCGCAAGGCTTATCACCCAATCCTGCACGTTTCCTTCGCTTGTATTATCCAAATATGCTGGGGTCTGCCTTGTGATCTCTGTTATTTCTCTGTTCTCTGTCAATACCGGGTAATCTTTCAGTTTCTTTACTTCTCTGTCAATGGTAATCGGCTGTTTTTCAAGCCATTTGCCGAGATTGTCCAGAAACTCCTTAATATCAATTTTAGAGTTTTGACTGTCTGCTGATGTTCGGTACACCACATAAAACGGATAGTTGCAAAGCTGATTGACTTTTCCGGTAACAGATTTTGTTTCTGTTGCTATAACTGCCCCAGATATTGGATAGAATGATATTCCGCTTTCTTCTTCCAGAGTGGAGAACTTAATAGATTCCCCTTCTGTCAGCCCCGGAAAGCTGTTTAGTAAGTCCTTAATTGCATTTGTAACAACGTCATATCCGTCTATGTCATACCGTTTCGGTTTATTTTTTGCCTCCTCCGGCAATTCGCTTCACTCCCTTCACCCATGCTATACCGTGTGCGTCCTTTGCTGTATCAAACCAATGCGGTGTAACCTTGGGGTTGCTGTATGTCAGTGGACGTTCTGTAACCACTTTCTTCGCCCCTTTTCTTGCCCACGGAGAGCCAGTCACGGGGTCAACCATAACTTTTCCTTCATAAAGAAATCTGCCCATAGGCGAAGCTGCTGCAACCACTTTCCCGCTCCCTGCCAGCGCCGCACTTTGCAATCGTGTTACATTCACGAAGTTTCCGTCTCTATGCGGCATATACGGCACCATATCCGTCATGATTTGACTATCAAGATAGTATTGAGCACGTTCATACTGTCGTTCAAAACGATTCAAGCTTACATCAACCTTTATGTCTCCTTGCACCAAAGAGAATCCCGGAAAATGGAAGGTCTTACTTGCCATTCTACTTCCCTCCAATTTCAAAATGCGGTATCACTGTATACGGTCCGCCGACCGTAGTTATCAGAAACACATAATCATGCCGCTTGTTGATGTAATCATAAAAGCCGCCGTCTACCCGGTTTGCATAGTCTGAATCCAAAATCGGTGCTTCGGCATATCCCCCTTGCATAAAGAAATCCCCAGAAGCAAAGGTAATACTTCCCGGCAAATCATCATTGGGCTGCTTCTCCCATTCTTTGGGTGGCAGATATGGTTTATCCCCCACGATTTTTTTACCGCCAGCAACACAATATTTCACATGCAGATTCGCTGTATCAGCGCTGTCCAGACCTGTCTTCGCTACGTTTGCCGCCTTATCAATAATCAGGTCAACGCCAGAAAGCACATGAGGGTACCAATATATGTTGTCGTTCTGGTCGGTGTACTTGTTAAATACAGTCACAGTCTTGTCATACATTAATACCCTCTCCTTTAATGCCCTTTAGGCTCAATCATTTTTTATGCTCTGAAAGCGATATTACAAAGCGCCTACTTCATTAAATGCTTTCAACATCTTCGGAAACTGAATTGCAATCCAATCTGTAATTTCTTCTGATCGTCCCCAAGCTTCAACATTTCCGCTGTTATTCCACAGACCGCTTTCATACAAAAATCCATGAATAATCTCATGTCGAAGAACTTCCTTTGAATAAGATTCTAAGTCCTCAATACTCATATCATCTTTTTCAAAAATACCGACAACAATCTCTTTAATAGAATGGTCGATATATCCGTCAGCATTTTTAAGTTTCGGCTTGTCTTTTTCTTCTCGGAAAAGTATCTTGTATTCAGTTCCTAAAATATTTACTTTACAGTCTTGCATAGAGTAAACAAACTCCCTTATCATCAACCACTCCGGCAAGATACTCTGTCGCAACCTGCCGCAGTAGTACGTTTTCTACTTTCTTATCCATAGCCGCCTGAAAATAAATATCAGCATTGCTTCCAGATATTCCCGTAACGTAGGAAATACTTTCAGCGCCGGAAGAAACAGACGAAACCATTTTCCCGGTCATTGTGCCGTCCTCTCTTGTAATCGTTCCCACAGTAGCCATAGACGCTTTCTTTACTTCGTCAATCTGGTATAAGCAATCAGCAACCGCGCAGACCGATTTCTTTACCTTTGTTTGCGCTCGTTCATCATCTGGGAGCCCGTCTACAAGACGGTCAAAGGTAATCATATCTATGCGGTCACTGGCTTTTTCCAGATACTTTTCCAGAGATTCGTCCGGCACAGTGTCGCCATAGTATTTAGTTTTGTAGAACACTATATCTGCATATGCCATGCCGGAGCCTCCTTTAAGATTTTGCGGTCACATCATCATTTCCTGCTTTTAATGCCTTATAGGTATTGTCGCACTCAGCAACCGTGATGTGCTGTCCTGTTGCTGCTGTAATATCAGACTTGCCGTCCCACGCTTTCCAAGTCTTTACGCTCTGCCCGTACTTCACTTCTGGCGCGGAATCTGCTGCTACTTTGTACTTGTACATGTGTCCGGTTTCAAGCCCCGGAGAAACAGTCACTTTGGTATCTCCTGTCTTTGTGCCGGCGGCAGATGTTACTGTCAGCGTGCCAAGTGTTGTATCGTCTGTCATGCTGACAACGGCGATAGCGTCAATATATTCTGCAAAAAGGGTTAAGCCCATGATTGCAAACGCTTCTGATACAGCATGTTTGTAGTCTCCCTGAGTATGGAATCCAATCAGATTCGTTTCTCCGCTGACCGTATATACCAGACCCGCCCGTACAAAATCGCTCTCGTTCGGGTCAACGTAGTAAAGGACGATATTTTCTACCGGGGTAGCAATAATGCGTCCTCTCTGGATTTCTCCCTCAGAAAGCAGGAAAATTGTATTGAATCCCATAAAATCTTTGATGTACTGGAATCCAAACTGATTCTGAATCGTAATATCTGCCGCTCCGATGTACTCATACACGTCAAGAATATTCACAAATCCTACAACACCCGTTGCTGTACGGTGCATCATCTTGAATTTGTTTTCTACAAGACCTTTCGCCATAGCAAGAGCCATCTGGAAAGTAGCCTCTGTCGCTGTCAGTGTTCCGGTATTCAGATAATCGTAGAATCTGCCAGTAACCATAGTGGTAAGCTGGAACAGAAATTCATCATCGGTCATCTGCACTGCGTTCTCATAGCCGTGGTCTTTAATGCTTTCAATGGAAACAGCCTTTGCATACTTCTCAATGGTCATTTCCGCATATTCTTTTTCTTTTACAGTAAATTTGCTGTATGGGATTTCCTCGCCCTCGCCTACGTTTCCATCTGCAAGACTTCCCTCTGCATATTTACTTTTCAGGATTGCTCCCGGCTGTTTCTTAATCGGGCGCATAATACCGAGAATCTCTCTTAAATGCTCCCAGTTCCGCTCAAATCTAGTAACAAAATCAATTTCCCTTGCCGTTACCTGAATGTCAGCGGTTTTGATAAGATTATTTTTTGCTGCCATTATTCTTCTCCTTGTCCAAATAATCCAAGATTTTCAGCAATCGCCGCCTGCCTCTCTGACGGGTCTTTGATTGCATAAATATCTTTCTTTGTCATAGTTCCATGTCCGCCCGGTGTTTTTCCTGTTCCTGGGGTTGTAAATCGCGCCGCCTGCTGCTGCGCTTTCTGCTGCTGCTCATCAACGAACGCCGAAGCATCTCTTTCTTTAATCTGCCCGATCAGATCAGACAAGCCTAAAATCTTACCGTCTTTCAGCTTTAAGCCGGATTCCTTAATCTCTGCCATGACCGCCTTTTTCGCCGCTTCGCTGGAAAACTTAATGGATTCCATTTCAGTCCTCAGTGCGTCAGAAAAGTCTCTGTCATAAATCTTCTGCTGATAATCTTTCTCTGCTGTCTCCGCTTTTGTTTTCCATGTGGCAAGCTCTGTCTGCATGGTTTCCAAGTCCACGCTGTCAAACCTTTTCAGCGTTTCTTCGGCTGTTTCTGCCTGTCCTTTCCACTTGTCGCGGTCAGATTCTACCTTTTCATAGTCCTTGACAGTCTTGTAATTCTCATGGAATACCTTTCGGAACTCCTCAGACTGTTCTTTTGGAACTTCAAGATTAAACTGTTTCAAGATTGCTTCAATGTTCTGCATACTTATCCTCCTAAACGTCTACTTATTAACCGCCCGTCAGCGGTAATGGATTCAGACAGATAAACCTCTGTCAGGGTAATCGGAACACCTAGAATCGAACTAGGGACTTGCTGTGTATAAGACAGGTGCTCTACCAACTGCGCTATGTTCCGAAACAGGGTCGGCAGG